CGCCGCATGCCAAATCTTGAACGCCGCATGCGCATAACCGGCCGACGCATTGAATACCTTCTACCATAAGCCATCTTCTTAATTGTGACGCTTACACATAAGAAGATATATTGGAATAAATGTTATCAGAAACATTACCAATCCATCCTTGACGATCGCGGCGCATACGAGCAAGCCGGCGACGCTGAATAACACGATGGCGACGTTTGTACTCAGCGTAACGACGCATCGCAGTAGCTGTACGAGCAACAAAATAATCACGAGGAAACACACGACGATACCACTGATCATAACTTAACATTTCTTAATTATGCTTCGTTCATAATATCGTCAAAACCATCCATATGTACAATCTTAAATCTCCTCTTCAATGCCGCAATGCTCTCACTGTCAGGCCAAATCTGATCAATACTATACTGACTTGTCACAATGAACCTTTTGGGGCGGATGCAGATAGCTCCACCCTTTGTCTCTGCTAGAAAACTATATCTGTCACTCCATATCTTCAAATGATGGCACAGTCCATCATGCTTAGTATCAATATCATCTAATATTACAAAATCTTGTCCGGTATATCCGTCCCACCACTTGTTCGCCATCTTCAAATAGGCATCAGGGTAATCAGCACGAGCTTTGCGAGACTTACCAATACCGGCACGGCCGTATATCCACACACCAGTCACAGAGTCATGGTCAGGAGGAGGAACAATATGGTCTTTGGCAATCTCCTTCAAAGTCCGGTAGTATCGAAGGTAGATATCGGACTCGATCTCTTCAAGATCACCTCGGCGGGCGGCGTCGCGGGCAAAATCCCAACGAGCTTTCTCGGTTGCACCCTTTTGCGCTTGTGAGACAGGACGGACACCTCGTTCATTAAAGTCACCATCCTTCTCGCAGTATCCAATAGCTTGATCGGGTCGGCCCCGGGAAACTTCGAAGTGAGCACGCGGAATTCGTTCTCTAATTGCAGATAGGGAACATGGGTGCCTGCAATACAAGTAACCTTGGAGATGGGGCGTACCTGAGTCTCCAACTTCCTTTCCATAACAGATATATCGCAAGAAGGATGCATTGCTGCCTCCGTCTGCACATTCCACTGGAAGTTCATCAATTCTTGCGACATCTTCTTCGGTATAGTTGTTCAAAGTGAAAACCCAACCGCGTGCACGAGACATAAAGTGGTGATTGTGACAGAATCTGTCAAAAAGCAACCAAAAACGTTTTGCGCGAAAATATCTCTTTTGCGCGAAAACATGTTTGCAAATCTCCTCATTTTTTCAAAGAACATTCTTAACTTAAAAATGCGTAAACACACACACACACTAGGTCTAGGGTAATACTGTACCTAGACCCAGTGTGCAATCAACATACCCCTTTAAGCAATATCCATATTTAACTTAGCACCAGGGGTAACTGCATTACCATCAGGATTAATCATCTGATTATTGGCAATTGCAGAACTATTCTCACCAGCAAATTTAATAAAATTATATATTTTCGGGACAAATACAGGCTCAATCGGCTTCACCTGTATTTTCTCAAATTGCTGAATCAATACTGTCCCATTGGTATTAACCAATGCATGACAATCGTTGTTATACAACTGTGGAGAACTGAATCTCAACCAAATAAAATGCGACACACCAGGCATAGTCGGCAACGTTTCCACAAGATCACGCTTAATAAGCGACCACGGAACAGCCGAACAAAATTTCGTCGTATGACCAGCACCAATAACAACAGTCTTCTTATCCAATACTCGATACCTGTTATTAAAAGCAATAGACTGTGTCGGAGAACGCGATAAATCGTTCTTAAACGATTCCTGAACAGGAGGACGAAATATTTCAGAAGAATACAACGCATTCGTACCAGTCCCTGCAGCAAGTGGATGGCCTTCATAAGCCCGTTCTTTTTCAGAATTCTCCCAAAACAAAGACGGAGCATCCACATAATTCGGATATTTTGGAACCATCAAATATACCTCAACTTGACAAGCATAATTCATGGGATTGTTAACAACAACCTCACTCTCGTATTTAAATAAACACTCCAAACCAGACGGTACATCAGCCTGACCAGTCGAGACTGCAGGATACAGTTGCGCCAAATAACTATTCTGAGGGGCATTCGATCCATATTCAGAAGAGTTAATAGCAGCAAGAGCAGGTAACGACATCCTTTGTCCTTCACTTGTGCCATTCGCAACACCACTCCAAATGTTGCTCAACAAAAAATGTTTATTGATAACAGAACTGGATACACCCGCACTACCACTCGGGTCATCCGCAGATAAACAATTCGACAGACAAGCATCTCCATATCGATTTGTACCCCATGATAATTGAGTAGTTGCAAGAGCAAAATTATCTTTAATAGCTGTAGTATCACCAGCCTGCGCAAACTGCAATTCTTCAACACCAACAGTTGTATCGTTCTCAGCCAACACATCACCAAACATCATCGTAACCGGCTTAAATTTATTTGCACTACGCAATTTAGCATAAGGACACAGTCTACCAGTAAGACGCTTCAAATAAATCTTACGAGATTCATGCATTTCTTCGCCAAGAATTGCATTTACCTTCTTCGACCGAAAAGGTCCTGGAAATCCATGCACAGCACGTCCTGACATATTACTATTAGAAGTCTTTAATTGTGATTGATCACCACTAACAGGAAAAGGAATCGGAACACCGACAACAGGAACACCATCTGTAGGTCCAGCTCCAGCAGCGCCACCAGGCACCTGGATAGGAGGGCGCTTAGTAGGAGGACGATACTCTGGAGGTAAAGGATCATCAACGGGATCCCTCTTACGTTTCCCTGGATTGGACGAACTACTGCCATTATCAGAATAAAAATCAAACTTATTACTACCTACTTTAAACCAATAATGGCGACCAGAACCCTTAACAGCAATAGCATCATTCTGATAATCGTAATCATCTTCGCCATAACTAAATGGATTATACGTCTCCCAAAATCCTCCCTGATAACCACCATAATTACTCTGGTAACCCCCAGGATCACCAGTAGGAACAACACCCCAAGACATTCTTTAATTGTAAGCTCTACTTAAATTAAACACAACAAAATTCCTAAAATCTACGCCGACGCATTGCAGGACGGCGAGCCCGAATAGGGCGCCGCATGCCAAATCTTGAACGCCGCATGCGCATAACCGGCCGACGCATTGAATACCTTCTACCATAAGCCATCTTCTTAATTGTGACGCTTACACATAAGAAGATATATTGGAATAAAT